TTGGTGCAATTGATAAGCTTTTGAATATTTATAACAAAAATTAATGGCAAAAGTATTAGAAAAAATATTTGTCCCTAGTGTAGATGAAATAGTACAAGGGTATACAATTGAATCATGGCACGTTTCTCAATCAGTTGACGCTTTTACAGGAGCTGTCCCTTATGATATATATTTAACCGGTTCAATGAATATTACCGGCAGTTTAACCAATGGTCAAAGTAATAACATTGCTTCTGGTCAATTTGCTCATGCTGAAGGTAGACAAACAATAGCAAGTGGAGTAGTAGCCCATTCTGAAGGACAAGCATCTGAAGCATCCGGACAAGCATCTCACGCTGAAGGTAATGCCACTTTAGCTAGTGGAAATTGGTCCCATGCTGAAGGAAATACAACAATATCATCAGGTTTATATTCACATGCCGAAGGAGCAAGTACTGTAGCTGATGGAGACCATTCTCATGCTGAAGGATTTTCTGTCAGCTCATCTGGAGATTATTCCCACGCCGAAGGTAGATCAACAATAGCTTTAGGTGAAAGTTCACATGCTGAAGGACGAACTACCCAAGCTATTGGAAATTTTTCTCATGCTGAAGGTTTAGGTACAATATCTAGAGGTCTTAACTCACATGCTGAAGGAGAAAGTAGTGAAACGGTAGGTAATTATTCACATGCTGAAGGATCAAGTACTATAGCTAGTGGAAGTTATTCCCATGCTGAAGGAGCAAGTACTGTAGCTAGAGGAAATTATTCACACACTGAAGGAAATTCAACCGTAGCTAGTGGATCGTATTCACACGCTGAAGGATATTTAACTATTGCTAGAGGAGATTACTCACATGCTGAAGGAAATTCAACAATAGCTAGTGGATCTTATTCACACGCTGAAGGAGAAAGCACATTAGCATCAGGTCTAAATTCACACGCCGAAGGTCAACAAACTATAGCATCCGCTCAAAGCGCCCACGCTGAAGGATACCAAACATTAGCCTCTGAATTTGCGGCCCATGCTGAAGGTACATCTACTCGAGCACTTGGAAACTCATCACATGCTGAAGGAAATATGACTACTGCCTCAGCAGCAGCAACCCATGCTGAAGGAGAATCTACTAATGCTCTTGGATATGGTTCACATGCTGAAGGAAAATTAACAATATCTTTTGGAAATCTTTCACATGCTGAAGGAACAGGTAGTATAGCAAGTGGATCTAATTCACATGCTGAAGGATATTCAACAATAGCAAGAGGAGATTTTTCACATGCTGAAGGATCATTTACCCTAGCATCAGGCATATCTTCACATGCTGAAGGTCAATATACTACAGCATCCGGAGACTATTCGCATGCTGAAGGTTTAAGAACATTAGCTTCTTCTTCATATTCACAGGCTGGTGGTGTTGGGTCTACTTCTATTTATTATTCTGAATGGGCTAGATCAAATGGAAATAATATAGATGGACAATATGGTATAGTTTCATTATCCGGAAATGGTAGTCCAATAGAATTAACTATTTCTAGTAGTACTTATTTTACTATTCCTGCAGGTTATGCTTATTATGTTAATATAGACCTTTTAGGAATGGATCAAACATCCGGAGCAGGTGGTGCAAGTAGATGTTGGAATGGAAGAGGAATAATAAAAAATACAGGCACAACAACATCTATTGATGGTGGTTCTCCTATCTCTATGGTTCCTATATCAGGAAGTGCTACTTCATATTCAGCAAGTGTAGTAGCTAACAATGCAGGTAGCAGATTACAAATTACATGTACCGGAAGTGGTGCTCCTATATGGTTTGCTAGAATAGAATATACAAGATTAGGTGGTATTAATACAGTATAAAAATAATAAATAAAAAAATATGACAACACAAGTTTTAACACAAGAAGAATTACAAAGCATTAAAGAAATTCAAGATAAAAGAAGAGATTTAATGGAACAATTCGGAGTTATTGAATTAACAATTCAAGAATTAGAAATTCAGAAACAAGAATTACGAACAGAACTCCAAACATTAAAATCAAAAGAATTTGAGGTTGGCTCAACACTCCAAAACAAATATGGTGAGGGTACAATTAACGTAGAAAAAGGAGAGTTCATTAGTTCTAATTAGTTTTTTGAATAGTTCTGTAATATTTATAATAAAATACAAACTAAACTCATTTAAAACATGGCAGAAACATTAATTTCCCCTGGTGTACTAGCGAGAGAAAATGACAGCTCATTTATTTCGCAAAATCCAATAACCGTAGGTGCCGCTATTATAGGCCCTACAGTAAAAGGTCCCGTAGAAATACCTACGCTTGTAACATCATACAGCGATTACCAACAAAAATTTGGTACAACATTTACTAGTGCAAGTCAAGTTTATACTTACTTCACTTCAATTGCTGCTTTTAACTACTTTAACAATGGTGGTGAAACATTATTGGTAACGAGAGTTGTAAGTGGTACTTTTAGCCCTGCTTCTACTTCTGGTTCAGCTGCAGCTAACAATGGTCTTACTATTGTTACTACTGGTTCAAACTCTACAGTATCGTTTATATTAGAAACCTTATCTGAAGGTACTATTATGAATAGTAGCTCTAGTTTAGACGTTAGTGGTTCATTACAATCAGGATCTATTGATAACATCAGATGGCAAATTTTAAATTCAACTATTTCTCAAGGAACATTTGATTTATTAATTCGTCGTGGGGATGATACAACAAACCAACCAATTGTATTAGAAACATGGACTAATTTATCATTAGATCCGTTTGCTCCTAATTATATAGCAGCGGTAATAGGTGATTATACTTTAAATTACAACCAAAGTCTTACAGACGCTCAAATTCAAGTATCTGGTTCTTACCCAAATAGAAGTGCTTATGTAAGAGTAGCTAGTGTAAATTCTCCAACTCCTAATTACTTTTTGAATAATGGTTCTCCAAACCCAACATTAACCGGATCTTTACCAATAAACGGAAGTGGATCATTTACAAACGCAACCGGTGATTTATTTACAACGGGCTCTGCATTTTTCTACAATGATATAACAAGTGCAACAGATGCTAACAAAATACAAGGTATTCCAAGTGCTAGCTACAATGGAGCAATTGCGTTAATGGCTAATTCTGATGACTATAGATTTAACGTATTGTTAGCTCCAGGTTTATATAATGAAAAACAAACATCTCAAGTTACTACAATTATAAATAATACACAAAATAGAGGTGATAGTTTATTTGTACTAGATCCTTCAGTTTATAGCAGAACAGTATCAGACGCAACTTCACAAGCTTCTTCTAGAAATACTTCATATGCTGCTATGTATTGGCCTTGGATACAAACAATGGATCCAGATTCAGGCAAAAACGTATGGGTACCAGCTTCAACAATGATTGGTGGTGTTTATGCTTATAATGATACAGTTGCAGAACCTTGGTTCGCACCAGCAGGTATCAACAGAGGTGGTTTAAGCACAGTAATTAGAGCTGAACAAAAATTATCTCAAACACAAAGAGACAATTTATATACAGGTAAAGTTAACCCAATCGCTACATTCCCTGGTCAAGGTGTTGTAGTATACGGTCAGAAAACATTACAAACAAAAGCAAGTGCTTTAGATAGAGTAAATGTTCGTCGTTTGTTAATTGCTCTTAAATCTTACATTTCTCAAGTTGCTCAAAACTTGGTATTTGAACAAAATACAATTGCTACAAGAAATCAATTCTTAAGCCAAGTTAACCCATACTTAGAAAGCGTTCAACAACGTCAAGGTTTATACGCATTTAAAGTAATCATGGATAGTTCAAATAACACGCCTGATGTAATCGACAGAAACCAATTAATTGGACAGATTTATATCCAACCAACTAAAACTGCCGAATTCATTTACTTAGATTTCAACATTTTACCAACTGGTGCTACTTTCCCTGCTTAAGGGAAGGTAGTTACCTTTTATAACTCACTAATATTTATAACAAGAAATAAATAAAAAAACATGGCAGTATTAGACCCAAACGAAATATTTTTTACCGCGTTTGAACCGAAACAAGCGAACAGATTCATCATGTACATTGATGGTATTCCCGCTTATGAAATTAAAGGAGTAGGTGCGGTTACATTAACTCAAGGTACAGTAGCTTTAAACCACATTAACGTTCAACGTTTTGTAAAAGGCAAAACAACTTGGGGACCTATCCAATTTACATTATTCGACCCAATCACTCCATCAGGTGCTCAAGCAGTAATGGAATGGGTACGTTTACACCACGAATCAGTAACTGGTCGCGATGGTTATTCTGACTTCTATAAGAAAGATTTAACATTCGACGTATTAGGTCCTGTAGGTGATATCGTATCAGAATGGATCATTAAAGGTGCTTTAATTACTGAAGCAAACTTTGGTGAATACAACTGGGATACAGAAAATACAGCAGTTAATATTACAATGACTGTTCAACCAGACTACTGTATCTTAAACTTCTAAGAAACACTAAAAATAACTATAAGAAAGCTCGCATTTTTTGCGAGCTTCCTTTATTTTTATATATTTATAATAAACAAAATTGTTATTAAAAATTAATTTATGGAAGAAAACAAATTCAATTTCCCTACCGAGATGGTAGATCTACCATCAAAAGGTTTAGTTTATCCCGAAGATTCCTATTTAAGAAAAGGTAAGGTAGAAATGAAATACATGACCGCTCGCGAAGAAGATATTCTCACTA